ATCGAAATAATTGAGGGGGGGGGAATGAGCGCGCAGATGGAAGTAGCCGAGTGGCAGGGTGTTGTGATCGATGCGGTAGAGGAAGCCTGCCGCGAGAAGATCGACGGATTCTCGCCGGGATCGCGCCGATATCTGCTGTCGACGCGGGATGAGCAGGAGCAAACCTGCGCTCGCAATGGGGCTAACACGCTGCGTATCGCTGAGATCCTTGGCGATCCGCTGGAGCTGGTGCGCAGTCGGCTGCGGCTTCTGGCGCGCAACGGCCTCCTGATCCGCGAGCACGGCGACACAGAAGGCCGCGCGGCTAAGTGGTGGGTGCCTGGGCTGCTGGCGCGGCTGAAGCGGGAGGAGGGATGACAAGAATCTTGGCAATTGATCCTGGGACTACTCATTCGGGGTGGTGCCTTTATTCGGATAGCGCTGTTCGTAACAGCGGTGTGATGGAAAACTCTTGCTTGATTGGAGTTATCCAAATGTCAGACGATGCCGCCGATTTTCTTGCTATCGAGATGATCGCCAGTTACGGAATGAGCGTAGGAAAGGACGTTTTCGAGACGGTGCGATGGATCGGAAGGTATCAGCAGGCATGGATTGCGCCGGACGATGTGATGTTGATCTATCGCAAGGACGTAAAGATGCACCTGTGCGGCACGATGAAGGCTAAGGACGGCAATATTCGTCAAGCGATCATCGACCTATTCCCGGCAACGGGTGGAGGCAAGGTGCCGCAGATCGGAGTCAAGTCGAATCCTGGGCCGCTGTATGGCGTAAGTTCGCACGCGTGGGCGGCTGTGGCAGTCGCAATTACGGCAAAAAATCAATTGGAATCAGCATGAGCAATCGAATCCCCCTGCCGCCGCCAGCTTTGACGCAGCACCCATCCGGAAACGTGTATTTCAGCCCGCAGCAGATGCAAGAGCATGCGGATAAGGCTTGGCGAGAGGGAATTAACGCCGCTGCTGACATCGCTTGGTCGGAAATAATGGCTGAGTGCAAAGAGCAGCGGCTTTCTCCCGCTATCCGGCCAGGAGCTGGATGGTTCAAGGTTGTAGAGGCAATCCGTAATATAAAGGCTCAAGAATGACCCCGATGAAAACCGCCCCCAGCACCCGCAACTGGAAGTCCGCACCCGTAACCCTGTCGCCAGAGATGCGCCGCGTTCGTGACCTGGCGCTGGCCGAGCAGAAGCCCCAGCACTCGATGAGCACGACAGTCGGGTATGTGAATCATTTGGGAGTGAAGGGATGAAAGTAGCCAAGCGAGCAAAAGCGCACGCAGAGCACTGGACCGGATGCCCTGCATTCCTGAGACTGCCTGAGCATCATCGAGACTATGCCAAGTCGACATGGATCTTGGAAAGGACGTTTGATCGGTTCGGCCGCATGTTTGGAGTGTCTGCTTTGCAGCGGCGTGTAGATGAGCAGCTAGGCGCGCTGATTCGCCATCACGACAGCAAGGAAGCCCAGCAATGAAGAAGAAATACATCTCGCACGCCAACATGCCACCTCGCTTCCCGCTGATCACCGGCGCGGTAGGATGGCTTCTACTGGACAGATTTGATGCGCCAGGCTGGGCGCATGGCGTCTTCTGGTCGTTCTTCGTCCTGCTGGTAATTGTGAGCGTCTACCGCATGTCGGCGGAACAGTCTGTGGACATCAATAAATGCTGACCGGGAGAACGAGGTACCGGATCGGCTGGAGGAAAAAGCTGATCTTGCAAGTGGAGTTTTGGTATCTGCCGCACCAGCTTTACCGCGTATACGACAAGAAGCCGCACAGGTCTGCGTGGGTAGACGCAACGGTCGAAGATATGCAAGCTATCGACCGTGGTGAAACTCAGGCCGAGCGTCCCCCAGATAGGTCGTGGATGGAAGTTCCGCCAATGCCGCGCAGCACTCAGAAAAAGGAAGAGGAGAAATGAACCAAGACAAGCTAGAAGAAATCGCCCGCCTGCTGGGTGGGATCAGCGATAAGCTGGATGTGGTGGTGCGGAACTTGGCGCCTCCGGATCGAATTGAAGTGAGAGAAGCTAGCACTAGGCTGGGCCATAATCGTGGCTTCGTAAGAACGGAGTCCTACCGAACCGAGTGCACTGATCCCGCAAGTAGCGCAGCCGATGCCGCCTCCTCGGCTGAAAGGGCAGCCGTCCAGTCAAGAGATGCCGCCCAGCATGTCGCAGCGATTGCTCACCGCGATAAGTTCGGAGGCCAGCAATGACCCAGCTATCAGGAAAGGATTTAGACATTGCCGTAGGGCTGGCTAACGGCTGGACGATCAAGCCGGATGCATGGCTTGGCGGCCAGTGGGTTCTAGCTGATGGCTCATCTGGAATGATGGTCGACGAATACCGGCCATCAGAGCTTTGGCAGCATGGCGGGCCTCTTCTGGATGTTATGGGCTGCGACCTAAATCGGCATGAGTCGGAAGTGAGCGAGTCCGTAGAGTGGAGCGCTGACGTGGGTGATCACATTCGTTATGCTGATACGCCTTTGGAGGCGCTATGCAAGCTGTACATCCTCTTGTATGCGGAGAAAGAATGAAAGCATCCGAGTTCGTCGCGCAGATCCAGGCGCTTATCGCAGAGCATGGGGATTGAGATGGAATTTCAGGTAATGAGAACCAGCCTATGGGGGGATGATGATCCACCCGTAGATCGATCGACCAAACGGCGTTTTGATAGGATCGATCAGAGAACCTTCAAAAGCGCGGAAGAGCATGACGCAAGGTGCCCAGGTCGCACGTGGGCCAGCGAAGGCCAGAACCACAAGGTTACGGACGTGGGGATACAGCGAACCTACCCTATGGGAGATATAGGGTGGTTCATCGAGCTAGGAGGAATGGCAGATATCCTCACTTTCATCGAAAAGCATGGAAAGTGCGTAATTCAGATGCAACCGCAAGGCTGGCCGTCGATTGAGATTTACGACGGATACAGGGAATGATGTGGTGTAATACAGGCTGACCATAGGAGCGAGCGCATGCCATACCCACCAATTCAAACGCGAGCGGGCGGCCTTCAAGAACCGATCCCGGTCAGGGAGGTCAGTGGAGATGATGCAGTCTACTCGCTGGGTTACATGCAGGTGCCTCTGAGCACCACTGTGCCGTTTCAGTTGCCGGATATCCCGGACGGTGCCAAGTCAATGCTAATCAAGCCTGAGAGCGGCGGGATTCGCTATCGCGATGACGGCATTGATCCAACTTCGACGGTTGGTATGCCTCTTGCATCTGGTGAGTCGATGTATTACGAGCTGAAAATCGAAGACCTGCGGATGATTGCCCAGGACGACGGCGCAATCTGCAACATCGCCTTCTACGGTACTGACCTATGAATATCCGCATTACCCCATCAATCATGCGTAGAGAGGCTATCGAGGCCGCTGTCCGCCGCGTGCTGATGGAGAATCCGCCTCAGGGTGGATTGCCGCCGACTGATGAGCAGGTGCGTACTGCCCTGGCCGCATTCATGGCTGCTAACCCAGTCCCGCATGGAAAGGATGCGACTGATAAGCAGGTAGATAGCTCTGTCGAGGCTTACCTGCAAGAGAACCCGCCAGCCAAGGGTGAAGACGGCCATAGCGTCACAGAAGATGAGATCGCGTCGCATGTGGCTGCCTACATCTCTCGCAATCCACCTGAAGATGGGAAGAGCGCGACAGACGCACAAGTAGTTGCGGCGGTATCGGCGTATATGGCTGAGAATCCCCCGCCTGCCGGAAAGGATGTCACGCCTCAGCAGCTTGCATCTTCTGTCTCTGCATACCTGCAAGCCAATCCGCCTGCTTCGGGAAAGAACGCCACGAGTGAGCAAGTCGCCTCTGCTGTGGCTGCGTACCTCACGGCTAACCCGCCAGCAGCAGGAAAGAATGGAGATACGCGCGTCAAGTACGCCAAGTCGAATCTCGTAACCAACGCATCCGGCGTCTACACGGCTGCGCTAGGTGGCGCTAACACATTCGTCGGCACTCCCGCCGTGGTCATCCAGGCGCGTGGCACTACGTCTAAGCTCGTGCACAGCTACACGCTGTCAGGCACCGCCGCTACAGGATTCACCATCACCGTGACCTTCTCCCAGATGCGCGACTCCGTGAACATCGCCATCCTCGGACTGGTGCAACTGACAGTCGGCGTGACCGCTCCAGTATCGTTTGACTTGATCGCTATGGAGCAGACTTGACCGATACGCCCAAGGCAAGGAGTGTCATCGACTGGGAAAAGGTCGAGAGAGACTATCGCGCTGGGATAATGAGCCTGCGTGAGATAGGCGAAGCAAATGGGTGCAGCCACGTCGCTGTATCGAAGCGCGCCAAGGCGGAAGCATGGCCGCGTGACTTGAAAGCTAAGATCCAAGCGAAGGCCGATGCGCTGGTTAACATGGCGCAGGTTAACGCTGGAGTTAACGCGGCGCGTGAATCGGAAACCGTCGAGGCTGGAGCGGCGCTAATCGCAAGTGTCCGGCTGGGCCATCGGCAAGATATCGTTCGTGCTCGCAGTCTTGCAATGAAGCTGCTTGGAGAGCTAGAGGTCCAGACTGATAGCGGCGACCTTCTGGAGCAATTGGAGGCCGCTGTATCGGCTGATGGCTCCGATGGGGCTAGCAAGGTATTTCAGCGCGTCATCTCTACTTCAGGGAGAATCGACAGCGCTAAGAAGATTGCTGAGGCCATGAAGGTTCTCATCACGATGGAGCGAGAAGCCTACGGAATCGTTGAGCCATCCAAGCTGGAGCTGACCAATCCTGACGGCAGCCTTGAGCAGAAGCCTACGCTCATCCAGTTGATCGCCCCGTCTATCGCGCAGTGACTGTAGCCAGCATAGAGTTACCCCCTAAGCTGATCCCGGTATTCACTGGCGAGGCCAGATATCGCGGGGCGTTCGGCGGCCGTGGTTCAGCCAAGACCCGATCATTCGCACTGATGACAGCGGTACGCGCCTACATGTTCGCTGAGGCGGGCGTATCGGGCGTGATCCTATGCGGCCGCGAGTACATGAACAGCCTTGAGGATTCCTCTATGGAGGAAGTCAAGCAGGCGATCCGTTCTGTTCCGTGGCTTGATGCCTACTTCGAGATTGGCGAAAGGTTCATCCGTACTAAGAATCGTCTAGTCTGGTACACGTTCGCCGGCCTGCGTCACAACCTGGACAGCATCAAGTCAAAGGCTCGCATCCTGATCGCGTGGATCGACGAGGCTGAGAATGTCACCGAGACTGCCTACATCAAGCTGTTCCCGACAGTTCGTGAAAGCGGCTCTGAAATTTGGGTGACGTGGAATAGCGAGACTGAAGGCAGCCCAACCGACAATAGATTCCGAAAGTCGCCGCCCGAAGGCGCAAAGATCGTCGAGTTGAACTACACCGACAATCCTTGGTTCCCGGATGTGCTGGAGCAGGAGCGCCAAAACGACCGCGCTCGCCTGGACGATCAGACCTACGCATGGATATGGGACGGCAAGTATCGCGAGAATAGTGATGCGCAAGTCCTGTCCGGCAAATACCGAATCTCTGAGTTTGAAGCGCAAGAGGGCTGGGACGGCCCTTACTACGGAATTGACTGGGGATTCAGCCAAGACCCGACAACTGGCGTAAAATGCTGGATAAATGACAAAACCCTTTACGTCGAGTACGATGCGGGCAAGGTGGGCCTTGAGAATGACGATATTGCGCCGTACCTGATTGCTCGCTTGCCGGGAATCGAGCAACACGTTATTCGTGCCGACTCTGCCCGGCCTGAGACGATCAGCCACGTAAAGCGCAGAGGCTTACCAAGAATCGAGCCGGTGGAGAAGTGGAGTGGTTCTGTGCAGGATGGCATCGCGCATTTGCGCAGCTACTCCGAGATCGTGATCCACTCTCGCTGCACAAAGACGATTCACGAATTCAGGACGTATAGCTACAAGGTGGACCGAATGACAGGCGACGTGCTGACCGACATTGTGGATGCGAACAATCACTATATTGACGCGATCCGCTATTCGCTCGGCCCTCTGGTTCGTCGCAATGGCGGCTACTCTTGGTCTAAATTCGTCTGATGGCTACTCACTCTTTCGGTAAGGTCCAGCGGGTCCAGGACGGACTTGTTAATGTCGTCGCCAATCTAGGCACGGGCCGCGACAAAGCCGCCCATAGCCACTACGTATCTTCCATCTTCGGCGCGCACCAGCTCCTCCAGGCTTACGAGAATTCGTGGCTTGCCGGGGCTATTGTTGATTACCCTGCCGAGGACGCGACGCGCAAGGGCCGTGCGTGGCGCGCTCAGCCGGATCAGATCATCAAGATCGAGGCAATGGAGCGGCAGTGGGGGCTGATGGGCAAGCTGCAAGGCTTGCTCGTGGCATCTCGGATCTATGGCGGCGCTGCCCTCTACATGAATACCGGCGACGCAGATCAATCGACGCCTCTTGTCGTGCCGAGCGAAATCAAGTCGCTTGTCCTGCTGACCAAGGAGCAGCTATCCGCCGGGCCGATCAATAACGACATCGACAGCGAGTATTACGGTCTGCCAGAGGTCTATACGCTGAGCAGCAACGCGCGCCAGGTGAAGATCCATCGTTCGCGGCTGGTGATTATGGTTGGTGTCCCTGTGCCTGGTACGACTCAGGTAAACAATGGATGGGGAAATAGCGTCCTGCAGTCGACCTACGAGGCTGTGCAGCAGGTAGACAGCACGATGGCGAACATGGCTAGCTTGGTGTTTGAGGCAAAGGTGGACGTGTTCAAGTTCAACAACCTTGCTCAGATGTTTGAGACTGGCAATGACGCGATTGTGCATGCTCGCTTGAGCGCTCAAGCCGCAATGAAGGGCATTAACGGTGCAGTAGTCATCGACATGCAAGATGACTATCAGCAGAAGTCGGCCACGTTCGCTGGTCTGCCTGACGTGGTCACCAAGTTCATGGACGCTGTTTCAGGTGCAAGCCGAATCCCGGTTACGCGCCTGTACGGCCGCGCAGCAGTGGGCCTATCCGGCTCAGGCGACGGCGACGAACGCGTGTATTTTGACCGCATCGGCCACCTGCAAGCCACGACGATCACGCCCGCCATGTCGCTGCTCGACGAATGCCTGATATGGCAAGCCCTAGGCGAGCGCCCGGCCGAGATTTTCTATGAGTGGCGTCCGCTGCGTCAGTTGTCCGAGACTGAGCGCGCAGAGATCATGGTTAAGGTATCTACGGCCGCGAGAAACTTCGCCGGTAGCAATGGCGGTGAGATCATCCCGCTCGATGCCTTGTCTGACGCGGTGGTAAACGAACTCAACGAGTCCGGCCTTCTGCCTGGCTTGGATCAGGCAATTAAGCTATACGGATCGCTGCGTGAGCAGGGCCTGACTGGTGGTGACGAGGTGACTGTATGACACGATTTGTTGACCGCTTTGGCGTGGGCCAGCTCAAAGAAACCAAAGAGGGTTACTTGGTGGCCACCTCTCGCGTCGCGCGCACAGGCGTGCAGCTTTACCTAGCCCGCGAGCTTGGCGACGCAGCTACCTCGCAAGGTTTCCAGCCGAATGACATCGTGCGGGTGTATCGCTCGCCTGAGCAGGTATTCTCCGACGCCTCATTGGGCACCATTACCCGCATTCCACTGACTCTTGATCACCCCGGTGAGGATTTGAGCGCCGAGAATTGGTCGAGGCTCGCAAAGGGGGAGGTGGGCGATTCTTACGCTGTAGAGCGCGAGCAGGGGTGGGTGGTTGTTAACCCAATGCTCAAAGATTCTGATTTCATATCTGCCGTTAAGACTACTCACCGTGAATGGTCGGCCGGTTACAGTGCAGATATTGTGCCTTACGCGGATAAAACACTGGCCGACTTCGAAATGATCGGTATAAATTACAATCACCTCGCCGCCGTACCGCGCGGAAGAGCTGGCCCAGAGGCTAGAATTGGTGACTCCTGGGGTGCAAGCCCCGTCCAAGATTTTCAACCGGGCGAATTGCCCAACAACCCGAAGGGAGTCCATATGGACCTCAAGACTGTTGTCCTGGGCGATAAGGCCGTCCAGGTTGCTGTAGCCGACGTGGCTGCCATCGAGCAGTACAAGGCGCAGATGACCAAGGCTCTGGCTGACGCCGAAGCCGCCAAATCCAAGGTCGAGAAGGACAAGGACGAAGAAATCGGCGAGCTGAAAGGCAAGCTGAAGAAGGCAGAGGATGCCGCAGTCGTCGACCTCGATGCTTTGGTTGCTGACCGCACCGCTCTGGTTGCCCAAGTGCACGCCATCGACGCCAGCATTCCGGTAATCGGCAAGAGCGCGGATGAGCTTCGCAAGACCGCTGTGGCGCGCAAGTGGGGCGATGCGATGGTTGCCGATGCGAACCCTGACGTGATCATGGGTCTGTTCAAGGCCGCGTGCAAAGACTCCGTTCCGGCCAACCCGGTCCGTGGCATCGTCGCTGACGGTTTGCACGATTTGAATGACGCAGACAAGCTCGTGCAGGTCGCTCACAACGGCTACGCTGCCCGCCTGCAACGCAACAAAGGAGCCTGAGCATGGCAACGATCATCCCGAATGCAGTAAACCCGTTCCAGATGCCTGTTGGCGTTGTCGGCGCTTGGGCGAACATGGAAGAAGACAACGCGCGAACCGCGTTTGCTGAATCCCAGTTTGCTTCGGCCATTCCGCTGATGAAGGGAGCGGGCGAAGAAGGCGCATTGCCGCTGACCACGGGCAACCGTTTCATCGGTATTGCCCTGCGCACCAACGACATGCTCGGCACACCGACGGCTGATGGTGAACCCACGTTCCGTGTCGGTGACCTGTTCGGCGTCGCTGACATGGGCACCGTGTTTGTACTTGCAGGCGCAAGCGTGACCCGTGGCGCGAACGCCTTCTACGACCCGGCAACCCGCAAGTTCCACGGCGCTACCGCAACGGGCCGTCTGCCGCTGCCTACCGTCGAGTTCGACACCAACGCCACCGAAGGTCAACCCGTCGGCCTTCGCATTCGCGTGCTGCCCGGTGCGGCTAACGTGACTGCCGCAACCTGATCAGGAGTACGAAAATGCGAATCAATGACGCGCAAGCGCTCAATTTCCTGCGCTCGCAAACGCATGTGCAGGTGGCCCGAGCCTTCGATATCGAATACGACATCGTTGACTACCAACTGCTCGTGCCGGTGAATACCGATTACCCCGAGTGGGCGTCGGGTGCGGACTTCCAAATTGGCGACATGGCCGGCGCTGCGAAGTGGCAGTCTGGCTGGGCAGAAGACGTGCCGCTCGCTGACGTGAGCCTGATCAACGTCGGCATCGACTTTGCGATGTACGCAGTGGGCTACCGCTACAACATCGAGGAAATCGGCAAGGCGATGCACGCTGGCTATCCGCTGACCGCACGCAAGGCAATCGCCGCGCGCCAGGCTGCTGATATCTTCTGCGCGCAGACTGCGCTGACTGGTGCCGGTCATCCCGGCTGGACTGGCCTCATCAACATGGCTGGCGTTACGCCTGTCGCGTCCCCTGCCAACGGTACCGGCAGCGCGCGCAACTGGGTCGATATCAACGGTCTGGGCCTGAAGACGCCCGAGCAAATCGTGGCTGAGGTAAACGGCCTGATCCAAGGCCCGCCGAGCGTTACTGGTGTGCTTACGTCGCTGCTCGGTGACACGGTTCTGCTCCCGCCCTTGGCTCTGCAGTACATCACCGGCACGCCTTATGGCATCAACGCGCCGAACATGACGATTTACCAGTACATCCTGGCAAACAACGTCTATACGCAGCGCACCCTGCGCCCTCTGACGATCCGCGAGCTGCCGACGCTGGCAAATGCTGCGACGCTGACTAGCCCGGCGCTTGCCGGTCAAGGTCGCGCTGTCGGCTACCGTAACTCGCCGGATGCACTGGAACTGCCGATGCCGATGATCTTCCGCTTTGAGCAGGTTCAGAGTCACGGTCCTTTGCAATTCCAGGTTCCAGGCATTGGCCGCGTCGGTCAGCTGACGATGATCCGAGATGGTGCAGTACGATACCTTGACGGTGTGTCGCCTGCCCCCGTGTAAGAACGAAAGGGCCGGCTAAACCCGGCTCTTTCTTCAGGAGAAGGAAATGATCGTCTCAGGAAAGAACCGCCGCAATCGCCCCTTCTTCTTCGTCGGGGCGGACGGTGATCGCGTGGAGTTCGCCGCTATGGCGGAAGGCTCAGGCGATCTGCAAGACCGAGAACTAGACAAATTCAAGGCTCACGTTAAGGCTGGCGATATTGAACAGCTGGACGCTGAGAGCAAGCCTGAGAAGGCAAAGCAGCCCAAGGAAGACAAGCAGCAGGAAGAAGACGATATCGACACCCTGCGCGCCGAATATAAATCGCTCTCCGGTGAAGACGCCGACAAGCGCTGGGGCGAGGCTCGTCTTAAGTCCGAAATTGACACGCTGCTGAAGGCTTAATCACATGCCGTATGGAACCGACTCAGGGCTGATTGAATGGCTCGCAGCGCAAGGGCTTGAGCTTCCTGATGGTGCCAATGCGACTGTGCTGCGTCAGATCGGCAGCAATTACGTCGATTCAGCCTATGAGGGCCGCTTGCAGTGCAGCCGTCGCACGGGTGGATTCCAGCAGCTTCTCGCCTGGCCAAGGACTGGCCACGTAATTTCTGGCGAGCTGGTGCCGGATGACCTGATACCTGACGCCTGGGTCTTCGCCTCGTATCGCGCCGCATACCTTGAGGCTATCCAGCCTGGCTGGGCAACTGGCACCACTGACCCTAATCGAGTCGTCAAGCGTGAAAAGGTCGAAGGCGCTGTTGAGGTTGAATACTTCGGAGGACAAGAAACTGGGTCCAGCGGCACCGGATTGGGATTCACGGCCGACGCAATCATTGGGGGCATGTTGTCAGTCTGGTTCTGCAGCACGGGTCGCAGCGCCAATAGCCTTTTCTTCGTGATCTGACATGGCCGATATCTACGACCGTGGCCAAGCACTGACGCGCCGCCTGTTGCGCCCTGGCTCGCAAGGGGGCATGGGTCAAGGAAGCGTTGTGCTCACGCGGACGATCAAGGGTGAAGTCGATCCTGACCAGCCGTGGATTCCGCCTGTCGACACAGTAGAGAGCGAGACTATCCGCGCGGCTGTTCGTGGCGTGGCTAAAGAGTTGGTCGGCACGGAGGTGGGCGGTACGGTCATCGTCGCCTCAGATCGACAGGCGATTGCAGAAGTGCCAAGAGGCCCGTACACCGCTGGCGACGTGCTCAGCATCGACGGCCAGCCGGTGCATATCCTGTCTGTCACCAACATCCCAGCTGCCGGCACTGTCTGCGCGGTCCGTTTTCTAATCAGAGGTTGAGATGGCAAATATTCGTATCGTAAGTGACGGCTTTAACCACGGCACCCGCGTTTTTCAAGAAGACGGCACTGAGATCAAGGGAATTTCCAAGATAGTGATTGAGCCAATCGAGGGTGGGGAAAACGAGTTCCTGCGAGCTACGATCACTTTCGATTGGGTTGGTCTTGACCTAAATACCAAGTCTGCCGACTGACATGGCAACCAGCGTGACGAAATCACAGGCCAGGCTGTTCGCGCAGCTATTGGAGACGCTTGAGCCTGAGATTCGCCGCGCATTCATGGCGAGCGTTACCGATCTGCAGGCCGGCGTTAACTGGCCCGTCCTGCTCTCTGCCCTAGCCGCCTATAACATAGAGGGCGCAATTGCCGCCCTCAATATCAGCGCTGCTGCGTGGGCTGAGTATTCGTCGGCTATGACTGCGGCTTATGCGCGTGCTGGGGCGTCGACGGCTGCGCAGATCCAGGCTACTGGAGTCGGAGGCGTGGGCATCCGCTTCAACATGACGAATCCTCGCGCTCAGGCGTGGATTGCTGAGAACGTCGCCGGTAGCGTGGTGGGATTCACGACTGAGCAGGTGCAGGTGGCTCGCGGCGTGATCGAGGCTGGCTATGCGCTGGGGCAAGGTCCGCGCACGATTGCAATTGATCTAGTGGGCCGTGCGAATGGCGGAACTCGTCAGGGTGGCGTGCTGGGGCTTGATAAGCCGCGCGCTGACAGGCTTCAGGCAGTCACGCAGGGCATGCGTACACCGGAGGGTGTTAGGTCGCTGGTGATCGTTAAAGAAGACGGCACGCTGGCTATGCGGTATCGCGTCAATCCGGCCACGGCGCAGCGCATCGTTAGCGCGTACAAGGCCGGCACTGAGGTGCCCGAGGCCCAGCAGGTCATAAGCCAGCGACAGTACAAGAATGCCTTGCTGCAGCAGCGCGCGGAGACAGTTGCCGAAACGGAAACAGCATCGGCCGTGAACAACGCACGAGACGAGACTTGGCAACAGATGGCCGAGTCGCAGGGCCTGAATTCCAGCGACGTGATCAAAACTTGGGTGCACGCGCGCGGATCGAAAGACGGCCGGCCCACTCATATCGCTGCCAACAGAAAGTCCGTGCGTGGCTTGAATACTCCGTTCATCCTAGAAGACGGATCAGTTATGCAGTTCCCCCACGACAGCGCGGGCGGCGCAAGGAATAACATCCGTTGCTCCTGTCATGCAGAATTCCGATTGGATCAGTCGGTAGGGCTCACGTAATGGCTAAAAGCTTCTCCGCATCCGTCGGACAATGGGCCTCGCAGAGTGAAGCGCGCGTGCAGGCGGTGTATCGCCGCTCCGTCGAGTTGCTGTCTGAGGAAATGACACGAACGCGAGGAAATGGTGGTCGCATGCCTTACCTCACTGGCAACCTCGCGCGCTCTCTGTTGGCGTCAACTGAATCCATGCCCAAGACCAGCGAGGTATTATCCGCTGGCAGCAATGTAGGCGCAGTGACGGCTACGCTGCGGCTGGATCAGGTAATTTTCCTCGGTTTTCAAGCCGTTTATGCGAGACGCACGAACAATGGATTCGTCGGCGCGGATTCACTTGGCCGCGTATACAACCAGGCCGGAGCCTATTTTATTGAGGGCGCCATTTCAGAATGGCCCGCCATCGTCGCCAAAGCCGCATCAGAGCTGCAATCATCCGTTGAATCGAGGAACGCATGACCCCGAAGATTGAAACGGCACTTTGGCTGGCTTTCCGCGCTCGCATCACGTCCTTGCCGCTTGCCATCGCGAAAGCCTGGCCGGGAGAGACGTTCACTGTGCCGACTGGTGGCGGTAAGCCGCTGCCGTTCCTGCGTGTCGGACGTGTGAGCGCTGCCCCGCTGCGTCAGATGATCGCGCCCGGCAAGGTGCACCAACGGACCGGCTTCCTGATAATCACGCTCGTCTACCCGCTCGGCCAAAACGTATCGGTCTACGATGAGATCGCCGGGACAATCGCTGAATACTTCAAAGACGGAACAGAGCTAAACTATGGCGGTGTCTGCGCGACCGTGACGGCTTATCCGCATGTCAGCGATGGATACACTGAAAATGGCTTCTGGGAAATTCCCGTCCGCATCCCGTGGCGATGCTTCGCATGAGGAAATGAATATGTGCCCTGATTGCAAAGCGCGCCGAGAGATGGCGCGAACCGCATTGCTGAATTCGGCCTATGGCCAAGGAGCCGCGCATCTGTTGAAAGGTGCCGCTGAAGCCCTCGGCCTCAAAGAAAAGACAGGCGTTGCTGATATGGAAGATAAGGCTCAACCGAAGCCCCTCGCCCTCAGCAAGCCCAAACAGAAAACCAAGTAACCCCGGCTGAGCCGGTTAACGCCCGTCGGGGCATATCTCTCTGGAGAGATTCATGAGCGCAATTTACCCGGTTTCGGGATCAAAGCTTTTCATCGGTGGCAAGCTGGCTAGCACTAAGGACAACCTTACTGCCGCCGCCTTCGCATCGCAGACGTGGACCGAAATTGACGGTTGGGCCAGCATGGGCACCCTGGGCGACACCCAGGAAATCATCACCCAGAACCTGATCAACCGCGGCCGCACGATCAAGGTCAAGGGTACGCGGGACGCCGGTGACTTCGAAGTTCAAGTTGTCCCGCTCTACAACGACCCGGGCCAAACCCTGCTTCGCGCCGCCGTCGAAGACTGCTACGAGTACGCATACAAAGTGGAAATGGGCGCTGATTGCCTGCCCGAAGCCACTGTCACGATCAGCATTGCGACCCCCGGTGTCATCACCTGGACGGATCACGGCTTGGTCGCTGGTCAGACGGTAGTCTTCTCGACCACTGGCGCGCTGCCCACTGGTTTGACCGCTGACACTGCCTACTACGTTCTGGCTACTGGCCTTACTGACGACACTTTCACCGTTTCCACCACTGCTGGCGGCGCTGCTGTCGACACCACTGGCACGCAGTCGGGTGTGCAGACCGCGACAGCTACCCCGGCAGGGATGACCAAACTCTTTACCGCGCTTGCTGCGTCGGAAAGCTTGGCAGGCGGCGATGCCAACACCATCCAGATGCAGACCACGACGCTAGCAGTCACGAGCAACGTGGTAACCGTGTGATGGGCGGCGACGCTTCCTAGGCTTAAAATGAACGAACCCGCACGAGAGTTGGATCTTGTGCGGGTTCTGACCAAAACAATGACAGGAGCATTGAAATGGATATCGCCATTGTAGTCACGCCCGATGAATTGCGCCAACTACTCAGCTATGACCCGGATAGTGGAAAACTTTTCTGGAAGTCACAGCCGGCTAGTTGCTTCAAGAATGAAGGTGCCGCTAAGGCTTGGAACTCAAGATTCAGCGGGAAGGAAGCTTTTAAGTCGCCGCACATCTGCGGATATCTCGCAGGCTGCATAAGGTACAAGAAATATCTTGCGCATAGGGTGGGTTGGGCTATCTATCACGGCCAATGGCCAGCAGAGCAGATCGACCACATCAACGGCGACAAGAAAGACAACAGAATCGCGAATCTCCGAGAGGCGACAAGATCGGAGAACGCGCATAACGTGAAACGCACTTGCCGGAACATAAGTGGGTTCAAGGGTGTGAGCTTCGATACCAACAGGCAGAAATGGATATCGAGCATCCTTTGTGATGGCAAGCAGAGGCACGTAGGGCGGTTTGACACAGCGGAGGCAGCGTATGCGGCCTACTGCAAAGCCGCCCTGAAGTATCACGGGGAATTCGCCCGGCTAGAATAGCTTTACGAGTTCGCAGGATGCTGGTTCCAGCCTGCGGACTCTTTTTCGGAACCGGGAACCACTAAGGTAAATCATGGATATCAAGAATTTCGTCGTCTCTAACGAGGCTTTGCAGGCTCTGGACAATGGCGCGTGGGTTGGCGATATTGAGGGCGCTCCCGGTGTGCGCTTCCTGGTGCGCGGGCTGAAGTCTGACCCGGTGCGCAAGGCGCAGGAAGCCAAGCAGGCGAAGATGCGCGCCAGCAAGAAAGGCAAGGCGCTGACCGACGACGACAAGACGCAGATTTTCAAGGAAACGCTGGCTGAGCAAGTGCTGCTTGGCTGGGACGGCTTCGAAAGCGGTGGCGAACCGTTGCCCTACGATGCGAACCTGGCCCGCTCCTGGATCATGGAGCGCAACGGCGAAGCTTTCACGGGTCTGGTAATCGCGGCTGCGCAATCGCTGGACGGCAGCCCTGACGAATTCATCGAGGCAGCAGCAAAAAACTAACGACGCGGCTTCGCTGGCTGCTCGATAATCCTGATATTGCTTGGACGATTGAGCAGTACGAGAAATTCGGGAAGGACCTGCTTCCTTCGATGATCTGCCCTGACCTGTACGACGTTGAATGGTCTGTGTGGGAGTCGTTCTGGGAGCTGTCCACGGAGAGGCAGATAGGAATGTCTGCTGGCCCGATCCCGGTTTCGAAGATTATCGAGCATGCGAAGACGCGAAGCGGCGTTCCGAGCGAGGCCCTGATTCAGCTAATCCGCATCATGGACGCTGAATATCTAAAGCCGCCTCCTAAGGGGGATGGCAAGACCCTTAAGGATGCTCTCTCGGGAGCGAAGGAAGCAGATGGCAACGTCAATCGAAAGCCTGGGCCTAAGCGTAGAGGTCCAGGGCGTTGAGAGCGCTAACAAGGCGCTAAAACAACTCGTAGACGTTGCCACGCGTGCTGAAAAGGCCGTTACCGATCTTGAGGCCGCCGCTGATTCCGCAGGCAAGAAGACTCGCGAGTTGGATAAGGGGGCAAGTGGTGCCGCCGAAGCCACTCGCGAGCTTGATAAGGGCGCCTCAGGCGCGGCAACCTCTACGAAGGCGCTGGATACAAGCGCTGGGTCTGCCGCGAAATCTACGGGTGCTCTAGACAAGGGCGCTACGAGCGCAGCCAAGGCCACAGATGCGCTCGACAAGGGGGCAGGCAAGGCTGACAAGTCGACCAAAGGCATGGGGGACAGTGCCAGCAAGGCGACTGCTCAAGTAGATGAGATGGGGAAGAAGGCCGCGACGACTGAGCGCGGCGTAAGCTCGTTCGCCTCTGCTGCGCTCAAGGCCGGCGCTGTACTGGCTGCTGCGTTCAGCGTCTCGTCCCTCGCTCGCTATGCCGACGCCTGGTCGGACATGCAAAGCAAGGTAGGCGCGGCCACAAAGGACATGGAGGGCGCGGCAGGAATGATGACGCGCCTGGTGGACATCGCCAACGCGTCGTACTCGCCTCTTGAGCAGACGGTATCCACCTACTCGCGCAATGTCACCGTCTTGCGTGATCTGGGGAAAAGCTCCGCCCAGGCCGCTGATTACGTCGAATCCCTGAATAACATGCTTGTTCTGACCGCCACGCGCGGCGAGCGGGCTGCGTCTGTTCAGGATGCCCTATCGAAGGCACTCGCCACAGGGAAGCTTGAGGCTGACGGTCTAGAAACTGTGCTTGCCAATGGCGGCGAGGTCGCTGCGGCTCTTGCGCGTGAGCTGAATACTACGACAAGCGGTCTGCGGGGCCTCGCGTCGCAAGGCAAAGTCACGGGCAAGGTCATCGCGGATGCCATGATCAAGTCGCTGGACGACGTGCGCGAGCGTGCTGCTGCGATGCCCGCCACCATCACCGATTCGTTTGTCATACTGACGAACAATGTCACAGAGCTAGTCGGCAGGCTGGATAAGGCTTCAGGAGCATCCGCCGCAGTCGCTGGCATCATCATTGATTTCGCTGGCGCGCTGCGCAAGGCGGGGGATTACGCACTTGCTTTTGGAGCTGTCCTGGCGCCTGCCTTCAAGGCAGTTGGAAGCGTAATCAGCACTGTGGCAGACAACGCGGGCGTAGTCGTCGCCGCGATTGCTGGCTTCTTCGCGCCTACGGTCATCGCTGGCATTGCCTCAGTTGTGGGCGGGGTAGGAACTCTTGCTGTGGCCATCGGCAGCACGCTGGTGGGCGCAGTCAAGGCGCTGACCGTTATCATGCTTGCTAACCCACTAGGAGCATTCGCAGCCGCAATCGGTATCGCTGGTTATGCCGTCTATAAGTTCCGCGACGATATCAAGCAAGCTGTCGGCGTTGACGTTATCGCTACGGCAAAGGGCGCAGCGAACACGCTGATCGGGGCATTCGCTGCTGCATACGAAGATATCAAGTTCACCTGGTCAAACTTCGGGGATATTCTTGGCGGCGCAGTGATCGGCGGCGTGAATCTCGCCATCCGCGCTATCAACAGCCTGATTCAGGGCTCTATATCTGGCGTTAACAGCCTAGTTGAGGCTATCAACAAGATCCCTGGGATTGATATCAGCAAGATCGGTTCTTCCGTCGGGATTTCCGAGATGGACAACCCTTATGCTGGCCGTGCCGCTGCATCTCTAGCTCAGCGCAATGCCGCCGTCAAAGCAGCAATGTCGCGCGACTACGTTGGCGAAATTGGCGGCTGGCTAGATGGCATTGGCAAGCGCGACTCTGGTTCTGGCACGGGAGGCGGATCAGGTGGCGGAGCCGGCACAGGCGGAAAGAGCGCAAAGACTGTCGCTATCGAGGCAGAAACGGATGCGATAAAGCGCGCGCTGAAGGATCAGGTAGGAGCGCTTGAGGCCGCGAACGAGCAGAACGACTACATCTATGGCCTTGGTATCAAGAGCGCGGAGGAGTACTACGCGCGCAAGGCTGAGCTTGGCCGGGATATCGGGCTCGCTGAGGCTGCTGCAGCGGAGAAGGAAATTGAGGTCGTCAATCGCGCCCTGGCCGCGAACAAGCTGACTGAAGATCAGCGCAAGAAGCTGCTTGAAGATCGCCGCAAGCTAGTGGGCGACGTAAGCGCTGCGACCATCAAGGCATTCGCAGCCGAAGTCAGCGCAGAGGAGGCAGCCGCAAGAAAGCGCACGAGCCTGCAAAGCGAGGCCACTAAGAGCGCGCAGTCTGCGACAGTATCTGCCATCGATCAGGCTAATGCCTTGGCGCTTCAGGTCGAACAATACGACATGACTGCTACGGCTATCGCAAATGCTAATGTGGCGAGAGCGGATGAGGACCTGGCTATCGCTGAGACGACATATGCAATGGCCGTCATGCGAGGAGAGAGGGCCGAAGATCTTACGCTGATCCAAAAAGAAATTGAGGCGATCAAGCAACGTGCCCAGGCGCTACGCTCGGTTTCCGGCAGCACTGCGAAGCTTGAGGCTCTGGACGCCAGCAAGGAACTAAAAGAACAGGCCAAAAAGGATAATGAGCAGATCGGAGATAGCCTTACTGACGCTCTGCTGCGCGGTTTCGAGGATGGCAAGGGTTTCGCTACGAACTTCAAAGATACGCTAATCAACATGTTCAAGACGATGATCCTTAAGCCGATCATCCAGCCGATTGTGCAGGGAGCAGCTAACTCGCTAACGAATGCGATTGGCTTGACTGACAATCAAGGCGGGTCGTCCTCGTTTTTCGATCAGGCTGGCAATGCCAAGAACCTGATCGGCACCGGACTTTCCAGCATTAGCAAGTACTACGGCGGAGCGGCCGCATCCAGCAACGTGATCAGCGGGGCTGCGGCCTCCGAGATTGGTAGCTTGGTAGGGGGCGGAGCGGCAATCGGTGGAGCTGGTGCTGCTTTCACGGCGGGCGCTGGGGCGGTCGGTTCGCACATTGTGACTGGTGCCGCAGCTAATACCATCGGGGGCTTGGTAGGAGGTGGCGCAGGTGGAACGGTGGCTGGCGGCCTGGGTGCTAGCCTGGGCGGCGCAATGTCCGCCATTGGTGCTGCGATGCCTTACATCGGCGCTGCAATCGCTATCTACTCACTCCTTTCTGGATCATTCAAAGGCGAGAAGCGATCGGGCGGTACATTCAATTGGGCTGATGGCCAATCCTCGTTCCTTCACGGCCCCTCTGGCGGCACGGATGGTAAAGAGGGTGTGGTGAATGCCGCTATCAGCGCTACTGCGGGCGGCGTTAACAGCCTGCTGAAAGCTGCTGGCTCGGCCGTGAGCGTTAAGAATCTGATCGCAGGCTTTGAGGGATCCGAGAAGGGGCGAGGCGGCGTCATGTCGGGCGTCACGCTGTCTGATGGCCGCCAGATTGGTGAAGATGGGTCCGGCAGCAACTACAAAGGCACCTACTACAACAAGAATCTGCCTACTTCGCTGACGACTGAGGCGGCCGCCGGCTTGCTGGTTACTGATCTGAAGCAGCTGCAGATCGAGGTCCTGCAGTCGGCCGACGATCTTCCTGCCTCGCTTCGCAAGCTGGTTGAAGGAGTTACTGCTGTTTCGCTCAGCGATGATGCTGCTACGGCCTTGCTCGGCCAGATCAGCGCGCAGGTCGCAGCGGTAGAAGGTTTCCGCACGATGGTTGAATCGGCCGGCGCGCCACTGGCTAAGTTCAAAGACCTGAGCTATGACCTGACAGTGGCTTTCGTCGAGGCATCAGGTGGCCTTGAGGCTGCTCAGAACAATCTGAACTCCTTCTACGAGACGTATCACACGGAAGCCGAGCGGATGAATGACACGCTGTCAGGAATGACTGCGGTCTTCGATAGCCTCGGCTTCGCTGTCCCTGCAACCAAGGAAGAATTTCGCCTGCTCGTCGAAGGGCTGAGCCTGACTGACGAAACGGCAGTCAAGGCGCGTGCCACCCTGTTGGGCCTCAACCAGACGTTCGCTGGCTGGGCTGACTACACAAAGGAGCAAGCAGAAAAGGTAGTAGCCGATAACAAGCGCATCACCGATCAAGCGGCCTCAGACGCGCTCAAGACTGCGAACTTTATCGCCTCTATCCTTGCCGCTGCTCGCACTGAAGCAGAGCGCCAGGCTGACGTAGCAATGGGCGGTCTGACTCGCGCTGTTAATGTGCAAAAGAACGCGCTGACTAAAGCGTGGGAAGACCAGCAAAAGGTACTGCAAGACGGGATCGACACTGCCTCTACGGCTTTGTCTGAGCACCAGGCATTGAGCCAGCGGGTTAAGGCGACGCTGCAGAATCTGTTCGGCCAGGCCGACTTGGGCATGCAGCGCTCTGTTGCTCAGTCTCAAATCTCTGACGCTCTGGCTAGCGCTCGCTCTGGCGGGCCGCTGCCAACCGCTGCGAGCCTTGAATCTGCGTTCGGCGTGATTGCTCAGCCCTCCCAGCAGTTATTCAAGACGTTCTCTGACTATCAGCTTGATTTCCTGAAGACTGCTAACGATATCGCAGCGCTGGGTGACTTGACCGACGCTCAGATATCCGTAGAGGAGCGCACGCTTAACGTCCTGAAGGAGCAGCTGATTGCTGCTGGCCAGGCGTACAAGGCGCAGATTGAGTATTACGACAGCATGTTGACCAAGGCGCAGGAGCAGATAGATGCGGCGCTTGGGAACACGCAGGCTACTCTTACTGTATCCCAAGCGATGACGGCGTTTACCTCGTCGATTGCTAACCTAGTAGCTGCGCAGGCGACAAAGCCCAAGCCCACAAACGGCGCTCCCTCCGGCTTGTCCAGTGGCGAGCAGGCCGTATGGGACGCATACCAAGGATCTGGTATCGGCTATCTCGACCAAGGCGGATGGGAGTTCTGGAACGAAGCAATCAAGAATGGGGCTGACCCAGCTGCTATTGCTGCTGAAATCGCCGCTATCAATGCAGGAAAGGTCAACGGCAGTCATGCTAACGGGCTGGATCGGGTCCCGTTTGATGGCTATACCGCGATGCTGCATGAGGGTGAGCGTGTTAAAACCAAGCAGCAGGCGCGCGACGAGGATATGCAGCGTGCTCGCAGCGCGGGCGCTGGCGGAGTGCAAGACGCAGAAAGCCTGCGCGTACTCCAGCAGCTTTTGATGAGGCTTAACGATATGGGCGCGGACACCCGAGCTATTGCGCAGAATACTGGCCGCTGGGCTCGCTTGTCTGAGCGCTGGGATGGCGACGGCGTTCCGCCTACTCGGGATGAAATGGTATGAGCTTTGAAATTATCGTCCCGACGCAGATAACGGATGCGATGCTGGCGAGTAGCAGCGTGCCTGAGCCATCGACTGGTGACGGAACGCTGTGGATCTCGACAACGACTTACGCTGTGGATGCTCTTGTCTACATCAACCATCGTCGGTACCAGTCGGCCATCGCCAATAACCTCAACCGTAACCCGCTGACGGATGTAGCCACGCCCACAGTGCCAGCCGCCTGGGTCTACCTTGGCCCCACGAATCGATGGGCGGCTTTCGACGACGAGATCGGTACGATCAGCACCGGCACAGCGCCGATGACGATAGTTCTGCGTCCTGGCCTTACGTCTGGCCTTGCGTTGTTTGAGATAAACGCATCCAGCGCGCGCGTAACGATGCGAGACGTGCCTGGCGGAACGATCATTTACCAGCGCGATCTAAGCCTAGACGGCTCTATTATCGACTCGTTTTATGATTGGTTCTTCGCTCCATACGAACGACTGCGTGATGTGGTGCTAACCGACCTACCTGGCAGCTTCGCGCAGAATGAATTGACGGTTGAACTATTCGGCGCTGACCAAGTTTCCATCGGGGTGCTGCTGCCAGGAATGACGCAGCGTATCGGTGAAACCCAGCAAGGAGCCTCAGTAGGTATCGTCGACTATTCCCGCGTCACTCGCGATCCTACATTCGGCAAGGTGACTATCCAGAAACGCGCCTACAGTAAGCGCGGAACATTTGCGATAATGTGTGACCCGCGTGATATGAACCGGATCTATCGCACGCTCGCTGATATCCGCTCTACCCCGTGCGTTTTCATCGCCACAAGAGACTACGGCTACGAGCCGCTTTTGATCTATGGCATCTACCGCGACTTTGCCCTAGAAGTCGAGTACCTGACAAAACACCTTTGCTCAATCCAAGTTGAGGGAATGACCTAAATGCCTCTGCAACCCTTCCCCGAGCTAGATCGGACAAGCCCAACATTCCCGACAGATGTTGACGCGTTTTTCGGCGAGTACATGCCGGCATTCGTTCCGGATATCAATACTCTTGAGCAGAACGTGGAGGCCAAGAGCGCCGCCGCTGTGGCTGCAGCGGCATCCGCAAATACTTCAAAGCTCGCCGCTCAACAAGCTGTCACCGACGCAGCCGCTCAAGTCCCTCTCGCCGCAAATCAAGTTGCGCTGGCTGCGGCACAAGTAACGCTCGCCTCACAGCAAGCGGACCGTGCTGAAGCGCAAGCGGATATGGCCGCTATCAGCGCCGCTGCGGCAGGAGCATCTGCGGGCTTCGACTTCACTGGAGGGGCGGGTAAATTCCCCCAAGTGAATCCTTCAGCTACAGGTTTTCAGCTGGTAGATATAGATTTCCCTGGCGGCGTAAGATCGATCAGCGCAGCCGGAACAGTGGTGGCAACAGACTTGCAGCTAATGCTGAAGTTGACTGGATCGTTTACTTTGGCTTTAACTTCAGCGGTAACTCTGGGTCCAAAGTTCCGATTTTCGTTGCGTAATGTAGGCACAGGGGTCATCACCCTTGATCCAAGTGGATCGCAAACGATAGACGCCCGAACCACTATGCGGGTATACCCAGGAGAAAGCTTTGAGGTTTATTCCGATGGGGCTAATTTTCTAACATCTGGGCGCTCTCAAGCAGTCACCCTTTCATCGGTAGTAATTTCTAGTGCTGTATCGCAAATTGATTTGGAAAGAGGATTCGATGATGACGAAATTGGCATCATAGAAGTTGAGGTCATCAACGTTTTTGGCTCGGCTGGAAATATTACTTTGCAGCCTAACCTTAAGACTAACGGGTCGTATACTACTTCTGCTTATGCGTCCTTAACGACTGTGACCAGCAGCAACTCGACCAACGTTACTGCTACTGTCGTTGACAATGGTGCGGCACCTATTATTGCTTCAGCTGGCTCTCAAGTCGGCAATCCTTCCTCAGTTTCAATCAGGTTGATTGGAAAAAACACAAACTTTGGGCAGCTTGAGTATTCGACTTTGACTTTAGGACTGGTCCCTGGAGCGGCCCTGACCAACAATAGGGGAAGGTTATACAACCGGACGAGTGGGCTGACAACGGGTCTGCGCTTGGTAATAAATGGGTCCGTCAATAATGGCAGTTATTCTGTAAGAGGTATACGTCAATGAAAACCATTGTGGACGGTGTAATCCGCGATATGAGCGAAGAAGAAATAAAGGCATGGCAGGCGCTGCAGGCTCTAGCGTCAAACCCTGTTCCGCCCGCCGTCTCCAGCCGCCAGGGCCAGCTAGCATTACTCGATGCCGGCTACCTCGACGACGTAGAAATGATGCTCGCCTCGATCACAGACGACACTGAGCGCAAGCGCGCACAGATTGAATTCGGCGCAACGATGTGGGAGCGGTCGAATCCGTTTTTGCAGCAGATGTGGGCGGGGCTAGGCGGTGATAGCGACGGCCTTGATGATTTGTTCCGGGCGGCGATTAATCTATGATCCCGCGTCGCATCCAGCTAATCCGCGACTGGCGCCTGGCTTGGCGCTTCTGGAGCGTCCGCCTTCAAGCGCTGGGCGCGGCCCTTCTCGCATTCTCACTGGCGGCACCTGACTATGCTATCCAAGCTCTCGCAATTCTTCCGGTCGATATTCGGGCAGGCATCGCGCCCGAAATCATCCAGTACGTTGCCCTCGCTTCCGTCGTCGCCGGGATCATCGCCAGGTACATCAAACAGCAACGACTTGCCGACGAGGCCGCTGCGGTGGGGCGCGAAAGTGACGCCCGCCTTTCGAGTCCGACTCAAGCAGATCGCGTCCGAGCTGCAGACCGAGCCGGACTGGATGATGTCGTGCATGGCATTCGAGAGCGCCGAGACGTTTAGCCCATCTGTGAAGAATGCGGCCGGCAGCGGTGCCACAGGGCTGATCCAGTTTATGCCTGCTACTGCACGCGGAATGGGGACGACGGTAGAGCATCTGGCGTCACTGACTGCAGAGCAGCAGCTTGAGTGGGTGCGCGATTACTTCATGCCGTACCGTGGTCGCCTGACCTCGCTTTCGTCGGTGTATATGGCGATCCTGTGGCCCAAGGCGGTAGGACAGCCCGATAGCGCCGTTCTTTGGACGCGTGAGGGCTCGCCTATCACTTATAAGCAGAACGCCGGCTTGGATACGAACAAAGACGGCACGATCACCGTAGGCGAAGCTGCCAACAAAGTGCGAGCTAAATACGAACGCGGCGCGCTGTTTGCCGCATAACATGAGGGTTGCTTGATGCCGGGGGCGGAAATTGCTCTTGCCCACTCTACGCCGTGGTATGTCGCGGCTGGTGTTGGGATTCTTCTGCTGCCGGTTGTGTTCTTCACGCTGTGGAAGTTCATCGCGAAGTCCCGCATTGAGCTAAACACGGCGGACTTGAGCCTACAGCAGCATTCGATTTTCAAGGCTTCGGTCGATGACTTGAGCCACCGCCTGGATGATGCGCGAAAGGATCGAGCGAGCATTGAAAAGCAGTATTACGAGTTGCTGAGCAACCTTAGCAAGCTGACGGATGAAGTGGTTACCCTGCGGCATAAGGTCGCGGATCAGGACACGCAGATGCGGCTTCAGGCTGAGGCGTTGCTTAGCCAGGCGCGTGAGCTGGCGGCGACGAAGGTAGAACTGTCCGAAGCCAAAGTCACGATCCGAGAAATGAGCGACCACATTGAAACTATGGGCGGTAAATTGAATGGAAACGGCATCTAAGTCGACGCCCGAGCAGCTGATGAAACGCGACGTGATGCTGAAGAAAAGCTATCTCGCTGTGCTGTTGGTCTTGCCGGTGCTGATCGGTGGGATTGTGGGGTACGGTGCGCGGGCTATCGAGATGAATTACTCGGTGTCGGCGCAGGAGTCGAGGCATGTCGCAGAGATTCTGCGCATCCGGGATGAGTACGGGGAGCGTGCGCGCGATTCGCGTGAGTCTCTCAAGCTGGCGGCGAAGGCCACTACTGAGGCAGCAGAAGCCGCGCGTGAGGCGGCACAGCAGCTTAAAGCGATGGCGGAGGAACTTGGCCCGGAGCAGACTCGGGCAGCACGTCGGGCTAGCGAGGCCAGCAAGCGGTCGCTTGAGGCGCAGAGCAAAGCAGAGCAGGCCGCCCGCGTCGCGCAAGAATCAGAGCTACGTGTAGGCCGTATCATGTCACCAGCAGAGCCGCACAGGCGGCAGGAGGCGCGCTAATGGACTTGTTGACACTTATCCTGGGCGGGCTCGCTGCTGGGCTTGGCGCGCTTGTTCTGTGGCTGTCTCGCAGCGGCGGAAAGAAAGACGCACAGCTAGACGAAGCTGCCCGCATGAAACAGCGCGACGACGACCAAGCGCGCCGCATTAACGAAGCCATTGCCCAAAGGAATGACGCCGATGAAATTGCTGCTACTGCTACCGATGTGCGCCTTGATCCAAGCATGCGCGGGCGTCAAAGAGATTGAGTACATCGACACGTCGTGCGCTCAGTTCAAGCCTATAACGTGGTCGAGCCGCGATACTGACGAAACGCTGCGTCAGGTCGCGGCCCACAACATCACGTTTGATCGGGCTTGCCCTAAATCGCCTGCGCCGGCTGCGATTGGGAAGGCTCCATAGGGTCGGGCGACACCTTGCACCTCGACGCCAGCAGCGCCTGAAGCACGCCGACCTGCTGATTCAGCGCCAGAATCACCGCGTCGCTCGCCTTCTTCTGGTCGTGATATCCGCACTCGTAGCCCGCATCCCATGAGTTATCGTCGATTGCCATTCACTTGCTCCATAGCTTGTATCGCGGTTGCGACTGTCGATAGATAGGCCGAGTGCTGGCTCTAGCCCTCATGCGCTGAAACATGCTGTTCATGTCCATTCGGCATCTTGACCTGCTTCGCCCTCTGACAAACGATATCGTCCATTCACCGATTGCCATCACATTACCTTGACTAATTGGGCAGCCGCTTCGGTAATCGCCCGCCGCATTAGTCCATCGTCGCCACTGCCAGCCTGATTTCGCTGAATACTTACACGCAGGCCAGGATAGCCAACGGCGCAAGCTGAAATCGGCCCAGGTCGCCCGTCCATGATGTTCACAGGGAACGTGACCTCAATGTGAAGCCCCGCCGCAAGTCGGAATGCGTCGGAATCGCTCTGAAGCGGGTTCCAGTAATCTAGCAACTTCTCCGAATAGAGCGCTTCACTCAGCCCATACCTTACCTCTCCCCAGCCCGATAGATCTTGCCACTTTGTCGGCCCCAATTTAGCCGCCTTAGCTGCCGCTTCAAGCAACTCTCGATCAGTCATTTCTCCACCGCCGTAGTGATGAAATCGCCAGACGGCTTACGTTCGACGATAGCTACACGCCGCCCGCCCGGATGATCCTTGTCCATTCCGTGAGCTATGCGGTCCGCCTCATCCCGGCTCTCGTGCCAGTTGCTGGCAATGCGCGCGGCTACCGGATCTTCGTACAGGTTCATCCACTTGGATTCGGGGATGTTCACGAGGTCGGTGTGGTTCTGTCCGCCATAGCCCGATGCCCCGTCTGAGCGGTGGCTAGTTATGTCGTCGCCATATTCATAGTGAACAAGCGCTACGATGGGCATATCTCTATCTCGCCTAGTGGTTGTTAGGACCGTGGCCTTTATCCCGCTCCGCGTCATCACCGGCTTGCTAGGGTCAAATTCAGTCATCACTTTCATACCCCTTGATTGCCTCTTCTAATGCATCCATTCGGTCCGTACTGTATGAGGTGTGAATGTGCATTCCATCTTCGATACGCTCAACTACCATCACCTCATGCGAATACATGCCCTCATCATCCTCTTGTACTTCGACCAATCGAATCTTCCATCCTCTCTCGTCTAGTTCGTGCTCAACCCACTCTTCCGACATATCTTCACCTCAATATCTGCTTGCTATTAACGGCCCAAGTCCTGCGCGGTCAGGCGCTTCATGTTGTACGCGAGGATGTGCTGTATGTGCGTCTCGGCGTACTCTGCCCAGCGCCCAGTAATCAGCGGCGCCTTGCTGATCCAAGCCCGGGCCGTAGCCTCATCGCACGCCAATTCGTCCTGAAGCTTCGATACCGCCTCTCGCTCTATAACGTCCAGCAGGTCGTACACACGATGATTGGCTACGGGATGGGCCATTTCACATTCCTTTTCCGATTTCAGCCGCTGCCAAAACGATTGCGCGTCGGGTTGCGGCGTAGTCACTGGGAACAATATTGCTTTCGTTTTCGCCTGATCGTACCGATGGAAACTCTACATCCTCATCGTGGCCGAGATAGCAGTAAGCCACCCCAGAGTTGATGTGTTCATTGGCTATGGTCAACCCTAATTTGACGGCCAAGCGCAAGGCGTCGCCATCGTCGCTTAAGGGGCTGAACGGAAATGCATGATCTCCGGATAAGCATAGAATCCCTCTCCCAAAAGGTCCATCAGGCAAGTAGCCAGCCGCTTTTGCGGCAAGCTCCAGAAGCTGGCGATCATCCATCACTGACCGCCTGAGTAGATGCTGTTTTGCGAGACGGTAGCGCGGCGCTGTTCTTCGGGCAGGGTGCAGATGCCCTGGTTGCGCATCGCCGGGGCCAGTTGCGGGACCGAGCAGAGCATGTCGACTGCTGCCTGATCCAGCTTCGCAGACGTAGCCGGGTTGAAGCCGCGCAGGGTGCTTGAGACTTGCATGGTTCGCTCGACGCCGCGATACAGTACGCAGGCATCGTCAGTGACCTGGCCACCTCCTGCGATAGAGAAGCCCGGGCCGCTGATACCTGCCTGGCTGCTGCCCCGGCAAAAGTCCGACGAGAACGAGCCGCTAAAGCCGCCCAGAATCGTGCCCGGAGTGTTGCGCAGTGTCGTGCTGCCGCGCTCCTCGCTGTTGAAGGTGATGCCTTGGGTGTTGCCTTGGTTCTGTGCTGCCGAAGTGGATTGGACCTCGTTTGCGCTGGTGGCCGTGCCGTTGACCGTCTGCGCGCTGGCCCCGAAAGATGCGAGAACGACGACGAGTGCGGAGAGCTTTACTTGCTTGTTGATTTTCATGCTGGTTCCTTTGCTTGCAATAGGGGCCAAGCCGCCGAAGCGGCCCGGCAACGTGCTTAGAAGCCGGTGATGCCAGCCACGCCGAACAGACCGACAACGCCGCCAATCGCGCCGACGCCGAACTGCGCATTGCCCGACGCGCCGACTTTCGTCTGGCCGAATGCCGCGTTGCCGTTGGCGATGCTGTCGCCCACCATGATCGGTGCGTTGCCCGACACGGAGCCCACGCCGCTGGTGTTGGCGTAGTTGGTCGTGGCCGTGGTGATCGTTGCGCCGACAGTGTTCACGCCGCCGCCCACGATTGCCGAGCCACCCGACGAGCCGTTAGCTTGCTGGAACGACGAGCCGAATCCATTTACCTGCGATGCGGCGACTGCCGAGCCCTGCGAGTTGCTGAATGCCGTCCCGGATGCCGAGCCAGCGAAGCCAGCCGCACCGCCGCCCACGACGATTCCACCTGCCACACCTTGAGCCGAAGCAGCTGCGATCATGCCGAACGAGAGTGCAACTGCGAGAATGCTTTTCTTCATTTTGATCTCCTGGATCAGTAGTCAGGCAAAGCGCCTGCCGTGGCGACCTGTCACGCCGCCAGAGCCGGAACTAGGTCACTTCAAAGACGTGCAGCACATTCTCTATGCTGTAGATGGTCCCGACGTATGCTTTCGGCCAGCTCGGCAATGCCTGCTCAGTCGTGTAGATGATGAATTGCCGCCTCTCGTCCGGCTGATCCGTTTCCACCAGCGCCCAGAGGCAAGGCAAACCATCTCGCATGCCGACCGTCAGAAGCTGCGCGCCGCGAGGCATCGTGATCTGCTCTTGCGCTGGCCAGCCTAACTGATACTTCTCGATGGTCTTCATTACTTGACCTCCGGAAAGTCTGGCAGCGGCATCCAGTGCGTAGGCGGGTGTTCTTCGGTAAAGCCGCCGTCCCAGCTGCACCACTCTGCGCCGCCGCCTTGATCGGACTGACCGAGATATTCCCCTGTAGTCCCGTGATACTCAATGGCGGTTTCAGCCCATTCTATCCACGCGCCGGAGGTCACCCGAGGAGGAACATGCTTACCCTCGTGAGTGCCTGCGCCCCGATACAGCAAGATTTCCGTGCCATCCATGGGTGCTGTTTCAATCGGCTGCCAGATCATTGCGACTCCTTCACGAACTTAAGCGCATCGCGGGTAATGCCAAACGGCTCTGGCGCATCCGGCTTGCCAGAGATGAAGTCTTCGACCGCTTGCACAGCGCCCAGAAGGACCCGCACTTGCTCGCAGAGCTTGGCGACGTTGGCGGGCCGGCAGGAATGCAGATAGCGCAAGGTTTCCTCTGCCTCGTCTCGGCGCAGATTCACATCAATCAGAGTCCAAACGCTTGGCTCGCCATTTTCCATTTCGCCGTGAACAGTGACGATGCTTTTACTCCACTCGTCAGCGATTCGAAGGTGCCACTCGTCTTGATTTGCCACCTTCGCCGCTTCAGCCAGCCTCTCATGCAGCGGCGCGGTCATGATTGCCCCGCTACGGCAACAGTGCGATGCTCGACTGGCACAGTTGCGCCAAGTTGAATCGCCAGCAGCTCAGCCGCTTGCAACGTAGCGTAGTTGCTGGTGTAAGCGTAGTTGTAGTGGAAGGTCGCATAGATGAAGGGCGGTAGGCGCGCGCCGTCGTGCTGAATGACAACGTGACGCGCACCAAGCATGTCGCTCTCTATCCAGACCTTCACCGTGGAGATGCTTTCCACTTTCACGCGATTGATCGGCTCAATCATTTCGCCACCCCATAAGCCGCGTCAAAGTCAGCCTTCCATTCGTCAAAGAAGGTCCGATGAGCAATCGCGCCCAGTATGTCCGCTTCGGCTGCCGTCAGAGTGAAAGTCTCAGACGCCGTAACCAGTGCGCGCCGATGCAGCGAGCCGAGGATATGCGCTTCCTCTGTGGCGTCGGCCAGAACCTCAGTCTGCCGGTCGCCGTGCTTCTCGATGTACTTCTGAAGCTCACTAGCCCCCTGCCACGCCCACTCTGTAACTTTCTTCGTGTTCGCTACCACTTCGCCTGCCATGCCTATCTCCTAGTCTTTTAATAGAGCCAAACGTATAAGTTCGTGACTTCCAGCGACCCTAGGTCTTTGTTGCTCAAGGCATTTCCTGCGGAAAGACTGCCGACAGCGCCAAGTTCAAACTCCATGAATTTCACGACGTCATTTTCATCAACGTCGTCAGGTATCTCAACGTTAAATTCAACACGATATGTCGTCACTTCTATCTCCTAGCTGTTGATTTTGTACTGATGGTGGCGGGTGCTGATCTCCCGCTTTATCCACCACAGCCCGCCCCAGGACTAGAGCCGGCAAGTGGTATCGAATCAGCCTTCGAATTCGCCATCAAGAAGGCAGGCTCCCGACCAACAGCACCTATACATCGGCCCGGTGGTCATCGACTTTCAGCGCGATAAGCCTGCCTACTTCATGGCCCGGCTTAACGTCGCCGGGGGACGGATCGGATTGATTAGCTTGCCATCTTGCGGCCTTTCGTTGCTAGCTGATCGGCCTTTTCGTTTCCTTCATGACCGTTATGCCCACGGACCCACTTGAACGAAACACGTAAGCGACGCTTTTGTTCTTCAAGTGCAATCCAGAGCGGGCGATTCGGTATTTCTTCCCCGCCGCGCATCCAGTTCTTTTTAGCCCATCCTGCCGACCAAATGGTCAGGCCATTTACGCAGTATTGCGAGTCGCTATAGATCGTTGCTGGCGTGCCATCAGGAAGCGCCTTGCAAGCCTCCAGAATCGCGGTCAATTCCATCCGGTTGTTCGTAGTGCATGCATCGCCTCCACAGGCTTCCATGCCGTCGCTTCGATGCCATCCCCATCCACCCTTTCCAGGGTTAGGGCTACATCCACCATCTGTCCAGATTTCCATATCTACTCCTAAGGTTTGTTTGTATAGCTTTTGGTGAAGTTCTGAGGCTTTGGCAAAGCTACTCCTAGCGATTCGATGTGAATCGCTTTAGCTTCGCCAAACGTCTGCTTTCGGAGCCAGCCCGTCGTCAATGGCATGAGGATCAATCGAAACCCTGTCCTCACTGATTCAATTTCCCGGTGGTTCGAACCGGCCCTGCAGGCTTGAATCTCTCGCTACCGCCCTTCGTACTTTGCAACCGGCTTGTACTCTCGTCAGGGGCGCCGCAGTCTTTAGTCCCCGCTTCCTTCCTGACCAGTCCAGCGTTGGCAACAGACGAAAAAAATCCCAGAGATGCTTAGAGGGGTTGGCCCTTGGCTGGGCGGTTAGAACACGGTGCTAGGGCAGTGAGACCCCACGCGTACTAACCACACAACCCCTCTAAGAATTCTGGGATCGCCTCACTGTATTTGCCATGTCAGTTGCCACACCGACGCACAAATCATCTCTCAACCCGGCCAGAACATCAAGCGATATTTCCGGCCAGAGTGATTTAGGTCACATCACGTCGCTCCGGGAGGGTGGGATAGGCCGCGCCATTCAGGGGTAGGCCCATGAAATCGGGCGCGCTTGTTGCCGTAGTAGAACGCCTTTCCGCTCCAGTGCAGGCGAAGTTCGATAAGCTGCTTCGGAAACATCACGGACCATAGGCGCGCCTGATACCAGCCCTTATATACGGGCTTTGCACCATCCATGAACCACTCCGTCAGCTCAACCTGCTGGCCGTCGATCACTGCGTATTCCATCAGAGTTCCTTTCTTGTGTCAGTAGGAAGGCCAGGAAGGGGCATCCAGTGCGTTGGCATGCCTATATGCTCCCACTTGCCTTTCAGTAGTACCGCGCGCCCCACGTAGCCTGCTGCATTGCACGCCAGTACCTCCTGATTAGCTGGCGCAGTGCTGATGTGCCGCCAAGCATTCCGCGCCCGTTCTTCCTCCAGCTGCGCCAGGGCAACGGACAGGGCGGCGGAAAGGCGGGCGATTTCTGGGTCCTTGCCGCAAGCGAAATCGACTGCCTCGCGTAATTCCTTCGCGCTGGGCCGGAAGGCGTGAGTGATGCGCCCACCACCAAACGGCTTGGGGCCGGCAACGCGCATGCCGTTTCCATTTCCGTTGTTGGAAACCGAAAGGCACGGGCCTTCCGGGCCTGAGATAACTTCAACCAGGACTTTGCTCATGATGCTGCGCCTTCCTGCGTGCGTGCCGATGTGTCGGTCGCATCGATTCGGCGGCGCCCCGACTTCAGAACGCAGGGGTTGTATCGCATACCCGATTCCCAGCCTGCGATCTCGTTCCAGGTCTTCCCATCGTCGTCAATGAACTGGTCGCCTCGCTGGATGATGTCGGCGGTCCCCAGCAATCGATACCGCGCCGCCTTCTGCTCATCGGCCGGCTGGGCTGCGGGCAGTGCGGCGCGTCGAAGCAGCGCCTTAGCGGCTGCGTATACGTAAGGCTGCAAGTCGTCGTGTCCGGGCTTGATAGTGAAGCCATTTTCTAGAAACACAGATCGAATTTGGTCTCGTTCATCCTGGGGCGCAGCAGGGGTGGCATTCATACCAGCCAGTCGCGCTTTGCGTGCAGCCTCAGCGATGCGCAGGCAGTGAGCGCCGGCCAACATGGCTCGCTCGGCCGTTTGCGATTCGACCTTCTTGGATGCCGACTCAAGCTCAAGGGCATGGCCGAGATAATCGGTATTGTCTTCAGACATTCTTGGCTCCCAGTTGTTTAAGGACGGCGCGCTGTACGCTGAACTCTGTGTTTACAAATTCGCCGTGCAGTTCCTTTGCGGCGCAGAGATAGGCGTGATGCGCTTCCTGCGGGTCTTTGAAGGTCCCTAGGTGTTTCGTTTTTCCTTCCGGCATTCTTATTGCCGCAACATATTTCCCGCTTTGCTTGTGGAGGGAGACGCCCTTGTAGCCAGATCGATTTGACGGTTTCATCTGAAGGTTCCATGCGTTCTGCCTGCGTGTTGCCTCGCGAAGGTTGGCTATCCGGTTGTCCAGCGTGTCGTGGTTAATGTGGTCGAGCAAAGCTGTCGGCCATCGCCCGTGATGCAAGAACCAGATAATCCGGTGGCAGGGGAATGCGCGACCGTAAACCGTTGCGACTTGGTATCCGCTGGTTTTTCGCCCGACTTTCTTCCCATTGAATTGAGCGTCCGAGCCGGTGCGGTCCATCCAGAACAGGTCACCTATCGATTCGTCGTATCTCATGTGCTTTCGGATAAACTCTTCGTGCAATCGGGACGGCGGCGTCCATCCATCGCCTTTCCGCGATGCAAGTAGTCCGTGGTGTTGTACGTCTCTCATCCCGCTTCCCCCTGGATGCGCTTGAGGGCGGCTATCTCAGCACCCCAGCTTTCGCAGAATTCCGAGAAGTCGTAGCTTTCTTTCCACTGGTTTTGCACGTCAGTGATGTCACCACTCGGAGTGGTCCGATTCAGCCACTCATCGAACGCGCATTCCTCCGCGATGTCGAGCCGATTGTCCAGCGCCTCCGCCAGCGCCTTAACATCGGCGATCAGGGTAGGGACGGCGTTTCGGGCGGCGGCGATGAATTGCGCGTTCGATTCAAGCTGGACAAGGCTGGTGATGCGCTTGCCCTTGGTGATCTCGGCTCCGTCCTCAGTCCTGACCAAGCCGATCATCTTGAAGTCGGCACGCCACGGTCCCTTGGTCGCCTTGCCTTCCAGCGCTTCCAGCGCGTCGTATTTGGTTGTCATTGCTTATTCCCCAGCGCAAGGATGCGCGAAACGGTTTGCTCGACTTCGGTCAGGAAGGCCATCACTTCGGCCTCGTGTTCGGCTAGCTCGTCGGCAGTCGGCACGTATCGGACGATGAAAAGCCGGACGCTTTCGGGTAGGCGCGGATCGAACGACACGAAGTCTGCGAACTCAGCGCCAGTCACCCAGAGGTTATGCAGCACCTGCGGCTTGTATTCGGGCGGCAGCGCCTGCGCTTCGAGGTACTTGATATGCGTGGTCGACTTCGGACACTTGGCTTCCCATAGGCCCGTTTTGCCGTCTTCGTCGAATAGACCATCGACTGAGCATCCGACCGGCAGGTCCGGCAGGTACATGAAGCCGGACTCCTTCACCAGGTTGCCGGTGGCTTCCTCGTAGTGCATGCGGGCGAATGGCTCTTGATCGATGCCGTGCTGCATCTCTCGGGATACGAAGCCCTGCGGCTCAGGCTGGCCCGTCAAGCGCTCGACAGCCAATTCTAGGCAGTAGTCGCGGCGCTTGGCTGACCATTCGCCCTTGGCGGTCTTGGCGAGCATGTCAGCGGCGCGGCTCCCCGTTACCTTACCGGCGCGGTCCTTGAGCCATTCACTTGTTCCCTGGGCGTGCGGCGAGAGGATGTAGCGGCTCATTGTTCCTCCCATGCGGTTTCGGGCTGGCCCGGCTGATGTTCGTCGATGGTGTTGCCGTCATCGGGCGGGGTCTCTGGGCTCATCTCTCTGTCTCGGATAGTCGCGCCACGCGTGGCCACCGCATCCTTGAAAGCGTTGTAGAGCGTCAAGTCTCCTGTCGGCTTTACAGCCTTCAAGCCTTCCTCCCATATCTTTTTGAGCTGGTCTGCAGTCTCGGCTTGATCGACCATCTGGCGAAGGCGAGGCAGGATTTCCGGGTCCGTCACCGGCTTGCTGTCGAAGTTGATGCCTTCGCCGCCATCCGTATTCAGGTACTCAACGGCGTGGTCCAGTCGATCTGTTTTAGGCCACATCTTGAAAGCGCGCTTGATCACAGTTTTCTTGATCATCTCGCCGGGGTCAGTCTTCCAAGGACTTTTCTTGCCGCTCTTGAACGACTCGGAGCGGTCGCGGATCGCATAGATTTCAGCTATTCCCATAGTCGTCGTCAGATAGTCTCCGTCGTGCGTCTTGACGACTACGTAGGCGCCAACAATCTCGCCTCGGTCGCTACTGAATGGGTCGCGCCCATGGGTAGGCGGCTTGTCGAAACCGTTCAACTGGAACGAGTCACCTTTATGCACCAGCTCGGCTTGGCCCCAGCGGATCGAGTTGGACGCCACGGCCAAGTCCAGCAGCCCGATGTAGCTGATATCGAGGCAAATCTTCTTGTCCCGAGGCACCAGATAAGCCTGCTTCTTCGCTGGGTTCAGGCTGATCCCGATAGCAGCGATGTTGGTCACGGCGTTTACGACTGACTGGCGGTTATTCATCGCTAAGCCCAGCGCGTATTCGCTGTTTTGCAGGATCTGGATGGCGAAACCGGCTTCACGCTCAAAGCTCAGTGACTTGTCCGTAAGCACGGCGTCAAACGCGCTTCGAGTGTCGTAGATATCTTGGCTAACCAGTGCAAGTGCATTGCTCATCTTCTTTCCTCAAGCCGTAAGCGCAAACACGCCGACGACAAACAGCGCCGCTACTGCGCAAGATGTGATGTATTGGATAGCCCGGGCGGCGCGTTTTGATTCGTTCTGCTTGGCGGTTCCGAGCAGGTCGGTTGCCATCGGGCCGAATGCTTGGGTGATGCTGCGTGGCACGCGGCCAGTCCAGTTGCTGCTGGAGCGCATTGCGTTTCTGTTCATGGCTTCTTTCCTATTCTGTTTTCTCGGTATTCGCGAACACGCCTGTATGCGCCGCTAACTGCTGACTGCGCAATTGACTCCGGCAGGTCGAAGAGAGCCATAATTCTGGCCATCTCATCAATAGCATTAGCCATTGTTAGCTCTGGAGATTGCTTAGCCAGCTCGCTGTTAAAAATCTCAGAGCTTTCGTATTCATCCGATGACCAGTAGCCGATTTCAATCCGAACTTTCTTCAACTTAGGATTACTCATTTCTTCCTCCTCTCTCTCATTCCACGATCCAACCACGACCCGAAAAACGTCAGAGCCACGGCCACCACGAACAACCCACCTACCATCGTCGCAACCTGCGGCGCTATATCCATCACGTCCATCTGTATTCCTGCATTAGCTCGTAGTCGGGTTCGTCGCACCATTTCTTGAGCAGCGCCAGCTTCGCATCGTCGGGTTGCTCAGGCTCGTCGTCAGATGCCATGTCGTGCTTGCGCTGGGCGGCGTCGAAGGCGGGGCCTAGGTCGCTCACTCGGACACCTGTTTGCTACGCTCATTGAGCATCGCGGCGGCGTAGGCGTAGGAATCCCGGGCGGCCAACGCTGGCAGCGAGGTGTGATCGATCAGGGTCTGCATTGCCATGCCCGCAAACCAGTCCCGCAGAGTCATCCCAGGGACGTGCTGGCCGTGATTTCCGCTTGCCGGGAATGCTTGGCCACCATCTTTCTGTGCGTCTTCGTTCATGACCATCTCAATGCTCCTTGAAAAGGACCGGCACCGCCTCGCCGTTTTGAATCGCCGTGGCGTTCATGTCGGCGGCGTCGCGGGTTAGCACGGACACCAGCGACCGAGCGTGCATCGCTACCACGCCATCGCCGTAACCCAGCGCAACTACAGAGAACAAACGCTGCAGAATCTCGTCCACCTCGCCGCTGCCGATATCAGCCGCCAGCGCGCCAGCAGCGGACATATGCGGCCCGATTCGCTCACCTGCGGGGGACTGCTGGTACGCCGTGCCTTTGTTGCTCAGCGACCGGAATATCGCGCCGAACTGTTCTTGCTGGATCTGTGCGTGCGTCTTGCTCATATCTTTCTCCGTTCGGTTGGATGATCGGTCGATCAGGTCAATCAGCGACAGCATCTTCGAACTTCACTAGAAGACGTTCTATGAGGCTTGGCTTATCCTCGGCGCCGTCCTTCTTGACCATGTAGTAGGCCGGGCTGTACTCGCTAAATCCGGTGATGACACCAGATCTGCCGTTAGGCGACTTGATCCGGTCGCCAATTCCAAAACGGGGCTGCGGGCTGTGCTCCGCTGCCCATTCCTTTTCTAGCCGGTCATGCAGGCGACTTACTTGGCAGTCGAGCTCTTCAAGCTTGTCCATGTCATCTCGAGTCGTGTCCCAGCACTCGTATCTCTCAAGTTCCTTGCAGAGCTCGAAACCATCCATGTAACGTCGGTAGTTTCTGGCTATTACCTGACCCAATCCGGGGTAGATCTTGTCGGCCAATTCGGCCACCATTTCTTCAGTCACATCTGGGCGGGGCGGAATGCTCATGTGTTTCTATTCCTAGTTAGCAAGCATCAGCGCCCTCGAATGAAGACGCTCTTGTTTGCAATGCCCTAAGGCACGCGGCTCTGTCGGCTCCGGGGCTCTCCGCTAACTACCCCATCACAGCGTCAGCATAGTTCCAGCCTATGCCAGGCATTACTCACTTTACGCATGGTCTTGCGGGCTGTTGGTCTTGCGTAGCCATCCGCTTCCTTGCTATCGATCCTACTTGCTGCCTTCCGGCTAGGCGTTCTGCATCGATGGGTGAACTTTACGCCTGCAAATTTCCTATGTCAAGACTTTACTTTGCGTCCGTTAAGTGCAATGATGCTTCCCATGAACTCCAAAAACATCATCGATCGGCTCATTGAGTTGGGCTACACGGCTCGCCAGGTAGCAAAAGAAAGCGGCTTGAGCGAGGTCACTATCTCTCAATTGCGCAGCGGAGCGCGGCAGGGGAAGCAGCTAGACACACACATGGCGCTGCAAGCAGTTCTAGGCAAGGCTGAGAAACAAGAGCGTGCAAGGCAACGCAAGATAGCCCGGATGCGGGCCAAGGAGGCTCAGTGAGCGATAAGCAGGTGTTCATCCTAGCCACGCCAGAGATACGCAGGAACGCAGAGCGGGCATGCTCTGGCGCGCCAGATGGATGGCTTTTAACTATTGAGCCGCCGAAGAAATCTAGGCCGCAGGAAGCCCTGTATCACACTCTTTTTAGTCAGATAGCCAAAAGCCGACAATTCATGGGCAAGAAGCATGACGCAGAGACATGGAAGCGCCTCATCGTAGATTCATTCGCGCGCATAAAGGCATCGGAGGGCGAGCCGATCCAAGGTCATGGATCGATGATTCCTAATCTTGATCAAACTGGATTCGTTCAACTAGGCGTCCAGACACGCCGATTTACCAAATCGCAAGCAAGCGAATTCATCGAATTTGTGCACGCCTGGATGTCAGAAACCGAGGATGAATAATGAAAATTACGCCAATCCCAGAGATCGCATATCTGAACGATTGTTTTTCTCTAATCGGTGGGGAGATATTTTGGAAGGCGCGGCCCGTCTCTCATTTCCCGGCAAAGGGTAAAAGACCTTCTTTGCAAATATCAAATATGTGGAACGCTAAATTTTCCGGAAAAAGGGCAGGAAGAATTATGGTCGGAAGATGCGCGTACAGACAAATTGGTCTTGATGGCATCCGATACCTGGAGCACAGAATAATCGCTGCTATGTCAGGTATACCTGTTGACAGAGTAATCGACCATATGGACGGGGACAGTCTAAATAACCATCCTAGCAATCTACGTGCGGCCACTCATCGGCAGAACTCAATGAACAACAGTGGTTGGAGGAGCCGAGATAGCTACCCTGGCGTCTATTTGAAAAAAACCAAAGCAGGCGAAAACCGTTGGATAGCCATCATCCGACTAGAAAAATCAGGGAAAAGCTGCGGCACCTATGGCTCATACGAAGAAGCCAAAGCGGCGCGGATAGCAGCTGAACTATCGTTAAGAGGTGAGTACGGACTTTCCGCGAGCAGGTCTCCAAAAAAGGCGCTGCCATGAGCCGCCCACCCTACGATGCCAACGTATTCAACTTCCGCCCGCAGCCTAAGCAGGTGACGTGGCGCAGCGAGAAGCACAGACGGCGCGTCGCTGCGATGGAATGCATCTGCTGTGGGGGCTACCCTCCGACCCAGGCGGCACATGCGAATGTCTCCAAAGGGCTGTCACTGAAGGCCAGCGACGCGCTGCTGTTCCCCGCTTGCCCGTCGTGCCACTCCTACCACGACAGCGGCGGAATTCCGAAAGACGAGCGCCGCCGCCGAGAGCTGGCATACGTCGAGAAGACTCGCGAAGACCTGATAGCTGTGGATATGTGGCCGGAAGACGTAGAGGCCGCTTACCAAGCCGCAATAGGCCCGCTTCGGGCTGTTGTCGTGCCGATTGAAGATTGATCAACCTAAAGGAAGTGAAATGAAGACCTGCGTTAGCTGCAAATATTTTGGCGGGCAATCCGTGTCGCCTCGGTGCACTCAGCCAATAATCGTAGAAAAGGACCGCGATCCTGTGACTGGTGAAAGCAAGCCGTATTGCTCTGTTCACCGGCTGAATTCCGGGTTCTTCCTGACGACTTGCGGCAAGGCTGCTCGCTACTGGGAGCCCAAAGAACTATCTTGATGCCCATGAGGCAGTAAGGCATAATCAAGGCTGATCGGCAAGCGGCGTGGAACCTGCCCCGATCAGAAGTTATCGTCTCCCGTTGAGCGCCCAATTGGTATGTGTGGTCTCTGCGGCCGTCCTTTTAACGGGGGACGAGCGGCTAGCGGAGAGTCCACCCACACATACCAAAGTGCGCTTTTTTTCGTCTGGAACTTATGCAGCATTCATTCGATATCGATCATGCGGCCCTGTACGGAGTGACAGAGGCCGTGATCATCAACAATTTCCAGTTCTGGATCGCTAAGAATCGGGCAAACGAGAAGCACCAGCATGATGGACGGACCTGGACCTACAACAGCGTGCGGGCACTGTCCGAGTTGTTCCCGTACTGGACTGGCCGTCAGGTGCGCTACGCGCTCGACAAGCTGGTCAGCATGGGCGTCCTGATGAAAGGCTCCTACAACATCTCGGGGTACGACAAAACCTGCTGGTTTGCCTTCGTGAACGAGCGGGATTTCCTGCCCTGCGTTCCCCAAAAGCCTTTGACAAATTTGTCAAACAGAGTTGACGAAAACGGCACATCACATACAGATAGTAAACAGATGTCTCCCCCTACCCCCAAAGGGGATGCCAAGTCGGAAAGCTCAAGCGAGCAATTCGAAAGGTTCTGGAAGACTTGGCCTTCGACTGATCGCAAGGTGGACAAGAAAGGTTGCTCACGACGTTGGATGAAAGCGGGGTTGGATGCTGAAGCTGAATCGATCATCCGTGATGTGGTGCGAAGGAAGCAGACGAAATCATGGCTTGAAGGCTTTGAACCTGCTCCGGCTACCTACATCAACCAGCGCCGATGGGAAACCGAAGTGCCTGCTGACGACAAAGACGAATTCGGGATTCCGTTTTGATCGGCCACCAATCGCTGCTTGCAGCCCGGATGGCAGGGAAGATGCCTCGATGCGTGAGCATCTACCTTCTGCAGGACCGTCCTGATGACCTAGGCGGAATCTGCAGCCCGGAGAAGTCGCTAGAGCTGGGATACCTACCGTCCATCCTGGTGACCGCGAACGATGTACCTGACGCGCTAGACCTGCGCTGTGTGCGTGGGATGCTGGTGATGCTGCATAGCGCGGTGTCGTGGTCGCGGTGCGTTTCAGTGTTCGACCGGCTGATGGACTTTGATCCTGCTCAGGTTGTGGCTACTGGGGTGCGAGATGGAGCGCGTGTGATGGTTGAGTGGACGCCAGAGACTTTCAAGGAAACGACGCTGTGAGCAATATTTTGAACCGTGATAACACGGACTTCCGGCAGTACATGCAAGAGACTGAGCCGCAAGTGAAGGTGATCCGCGCAGGGGCTTGGAAGGATGCGTTGATGCTATCTACCCGGCCTGGGCAAGATGAGGGCGCCAAGGGGGCTTTGCTGCCTTGGGCGAGCAGTCATGGGAAGGTTGCCTTCCGTCCGCATGAGGTTTCGCTGTGGCAGGGGATAAACGGGCATGGAAAGTCGCAGTTGCTTGGCCAGGCGGTGATCGGGTTCGGTGCGCAGGAGGAGCGGTGCTGCATCGCCTCGTTCGAAATGAAGCCTATTGCCACCCTCAAGCGTGCATTGCGCCAGGCAGCGATGACGAACCAGCCGACTGAGGAATTCGCCGGCGTGTTCGCTGACTGGCTGAATACCCGGCTGTGGATCTACGACCAGCAAGGCAGCGTTCAGCCGAACATGGTGTACGCGGTGATTCGCTACTGCGCCGAGAAGCTGAAGATCCGTCACTTCGTCGTGGATAGCTTGATGAAGTGCGTGCAGAACGAAGACGACTACAACGGTCAGAAGGTGTTCGTCGACACGCTGACCCAGTTGGCGCGAGACAACGAGATTCACATCCACTTGGTGCACCACGCACGCAAGCGCGAGAACGAGGAAGCGCCGCCAGGGAAGTTTGACGCCAAGGGGTCGGGCGCTATCACCGATCTGGTCGACAACGTTTTCAGCGTCTGGCGGAACAAGAAAAAGGAGCGGCTGGTAGAGACAGCCCGCGCTAAGAATGCCATCGTCGATCCCGAGGTCGTGGATGGCCCCGACGCCCTGCTCGTCTGCGATAAGCAGCGACATGGCGAATGGGAGGGACGTATCCCGCTCTGGTATCACGCCCCGTCATTGCAGTACACGAACTCTTCCGTAAACCGCCCTATCGAGCTTATGCGCTCTAACTGGGGTTGATTGACCCGCGCAATTCCGCGCACCGCAGTACCTATGCACTAAAACCGTCCAAAGGACACAAAATGCACAAAATCATCGTGAAAGTGGCTGACTTCGTATTCGTGGCTGCGGCTGTCATCGTCATCATCGGCGCGGCTACGGCGGGCAATGTTCTGTACGGCGTGCTGGCGTTCGTTGGCTCGTGCGTGGCGCTGTCGATGTGGTCGCTGTTCCGTTGCATGTTGAACGAGCTGTGCAAGATCCGTCAGCACTGCGAGGCTAAAAAGGGTCCGGTCAACTTCTGAAAATAGGGCTTGCATATCCCGTGCGTCCGTGGGTAATATAGACCCACACCAAAAGGACGCAGGGATATGCAGAAAGACGCATTCAAGTTCAGGATCAGCGCGGAATTGCTCAAGCGGACGCGTGACTACGCGGATCAATCAGGCCGGTCAGTAGCAAGTGTGATTTGCGAGGCCCTGTACCAATTTTTGAAAGGGAAAGAGAAATGAAGCACGTACACGCAGAAGTGATTAAGGCGCTGGCTGAAGACAACACTTTGCCGGTTGAGGCGGAAAGCGGTGACCGTCCTGGGGTATGGCTGTTGGTAGCTAGTGATAGAACAAAAATAATCGGATGGGTGGCAGCAAATCCTTGCCGTGCTATCCGCATTAAGCCGCAGCCTAAAGCGATTGGTTGGACGAATGTTTACAAGGTTGGAGGCACGGGGCGCGTTCACGGGTCCAAAGAAAGCGCCCTATCTGAGGCGGTTAGTGCTGTTGCCTACCTTCTAGAGCATCTCGACGACGGCACCGCCCATCTGCACAAGGTGGAAGCATGACTAAGCCGATCAAGGGGAGGGCTACGCATATCTTGCGCGTTAAAGAAATCATCCTCGCTGCGATTAAGGATGAGCCGCTGGGTGAGGTGGCTATTTCATACAAGACTGGGTTGTCGACGCGGACGATTCGGGAATACGTCCGCGAGCTTTACGCCGCCAAGAAGCTGCATGTAGGCGATTGGTCGCCAATGACTGGTTCAAAGCGCCACCGGATGCTGCGGGCTGGCGAAGGGGTAGACAAGCCGTATCCGCCAAAGCAGGCAGATCATGTAAGGCGCGCCAGGGTAAAAAAGTCCGGTCCGCCAGCCAGCGACAAGGAAATCGAAAACGGGGGCGACTGGGAGCCGCTGCGGAAGTGCCGTACGCCAGTGCGCATCCAGCGAGACTGGCTGGTGTCAGCCTTTTTCGGGGAATATCAAGGGGCGCGGGCATGAGCAAGGTCACTGAATGGTATCCGCATGATGTAAAGCCGGTGCATATCGGCCAGTACGAAGTCAGCAACGGCGACGGCGTATCCCAGAGAAGCAAGGCCTATCTGGTGGGGAGGTCAATGCGGTTTTGGGATGGCAGCCAATGGCGCTCTTGGCAGGGTGGCCCGGTAAGCGTTTTTGGTCAAAGCTCATCGCATCGTTGGCGCGGTCTTTCTAAGAAAAGCGGAGGTCAGGCATGAGCGATATCGAGCTGAAGGCGCTGCGTGAAAGCCTCAACTCGTGGGGCGACAAAGGCGATCTGCCCATAGCGGGTGCTTTCTTGGAAAAACTGCTCGACCGCCTGGAATCCGCCGAGCGCCGCGCCGAAGAGGCAGAGAAGGAATGTGCCGAGCAAGCTCGATTGTTAGGAATGGGCGCAGAGCGGGAGCTTGGACTGATGGCGAAGCTGAATAGCGCAAGCGAGATGGCGACCAAGCACGGAGAAGTTCTGCAGCTTGTCGGTAGCGCGCTTGGCATGTCGGCTGGATCAAGCCTGCACACGGAGCTAATGCCCTTGGTGCACAAGATGATCAAGGATGCCGAACGATACCAATGGTTGCTTGGCACCAACGGCTGGGACATGGAACCCATCGTCGAGGTGTTCATCAATGGCGAGGCGCACGGACCTGGTCATCTCGATGCACAGGTTGACGCCTCAATGGCGCAGGAGGGCGGCAAGTGAGCCAGGTATACGCATTCATTCACACTGATTGCATCTACGAGTCCGCTGCGGCAACGATGAGTCTGCATGCAACTAAGGCAGGTGCGTATCGGGCAATGCGCCAGTTCACTCAGGCGGCGTGGGTCAAGCAGCGTTCGCGTGTTGATAGCGGTATGCACATGGGTAAGGGATTCTGGCGCGAGCATGCGGCATCTGACCCATTACG